TTGGCTTCGGGGAATTCAAATTCGCACCCGTTGCCGCCGTTGTTGACGCGCAGCACAGACCAGTGATAGCAATCCCAGCAGGTTAGGTGGCTTGGTGTTGGTGGATCGAGCTGGTCGTAATTTTCGCCCTTTTTGATGCTTTGGTAAATATTATTTGCCCGAACAAAGGCGGTTTTGAGGTGTGTCGTTTGAAGATCAATGATCACCACATTGCCGCCCTGTTTGGGCAGTTTGACTTTGGCGCGCCAATTTTCAACGAGCGTTCGCCGTTCTAAAACAACTCTGCCGTTGAATAAATTGATCACGTCACTCGCCTTCGCCGTAGGAAGGAAGGTGAAACAACCGCTCTAGGTTGAAGTGATCAGGCGGCATTTCGTCATCTTGTGGCACTTCAATGCACGGGTCGTTGAGATCACGCACGATGAAGGCCACAGGTGTATGCCGCAACCTGACTGAAACGGTGCCGACGCGCTTGCTACGAGCAAGAACATTGAAGCACCAATTCTCAAACCAGTTAAGAAACGGGACTTTAACGGCCATGTTCAGGATTGAGGCAGTAGATGACTGGTTAAAACGGTGATAGCAGTATCAGCGTACCGGTTAGCCAGCTCACTGTCAGTAACACCAAAAGCACGGATGAGATCAGCGCGCAAAACGCTGTAATCCAAGTCACGAACATTGGCGGCAACGTCATAGGCAAAGCGCTCCCAGATGCCGGTGTAAAGGTGATCGGCTTGATAGTGGTCGTACAGCGTTTCCATGAAATCGGCACGACGTTGATCGAGTTCAACACGAGTCAGCATGATTTTTGGCAATGGCAAGGGCTTCGGAACGTGTGTTGCAGAGTGGGCCACGCCATACAGCGGTGCCATCCCAACACCATGGTTCAAAGGCTGAGCAGACACCGTAACCGACCCAATCAGCGCCATAGCAGTAATGACGCGGACTGTCGTATCGGTTAGCTGTTGCCTTGATCTGCGCCATCAACCATCGGGCAATTAGCCATTTGATAGCGGATGAACGGTTGCAATGCGGCGTACATGCGGGCCTGGTGGTCAATGGTTAATTCATTGAAACGAGGCGCCCAGTATTCCTGCAGGCATTGATCAAGGATGGTCTTGATTTCGCTTAAAGAGCTGGCAGGCGGCGGCAAATTCGGGTTCATCTATGGCCTCAGGAAAGCCAAAGGAGCATTCGCCGTGAACGTATTCGGCGCAATTCCTGCAATCAACAAAGGCGGCGGGGTAATCCTTTCTGACATTGTTGACCAAGCGAACAGGTATGCGGGGAATTTCAGGCGCAATGTCAGTCCATGTCTTGCCGTTTCTGATTAGTGAAATGGCTTGCCGTGATACGCCAAAGCGTTGACCAAGCGCCTGATTGCTTTCGGTTGATTCAAGAATGAACAGAACATCTTGAGCTGTAAGTTTGACGCATTTGGTGCGTGCCATTAAATGTTTGGCAGTTTTACAGCGCGATGTGTTTCAGGTGTCAACCATTGCAGGTGACGGTAATACTGACCCCATGTTTCATGGGCGAGCTGTTTAGCTTCGGTGAAGCCACAGGCAACCACCCAGTCGTAGACATTGAGGGCTGGGATTGTGAAATAGAAACGGCGGGGTTGAGGTTGAAGCATGATCAACGAGTTTCGATGGGTCGTTTGGAAAGGTAAATTTGTGAGACTTGATATTTGGCGCCTGTAGAGAAGCGCTCAACGATGTAGGTAGGCCATGAGCAGCCTTCGGCTTTGGCGATGATTGTTGCCTCTTCCTGAGGCCAGCCACGGACGTAGCAGGGCATTCCGGGATGGAAGCGCCATAGTTCACGCTCAACTCTGACGCCACGTGCATTGGCTGACATCTTGTAGATCTTTTGGCCTGTTGGGATAACAGGCGCGACCATGCCTGAACACTGAGCGGAAAGTGCGACGAGGCTCATTTGTGGTGAATTTGCGTAGAGGATTGAGTGCCGCTGTGATGTGCGGTTTGCATGGTTAGACCATCGTGAAAGATGGCAGCAAAGATGGCGACCGGAATCAGGAATTGCAGGACGCCGTAGAGGCTGAGTTTCATGGTGTGGTGTGGGTTGTCGGTTGGCCGGGTCGCCCCGGTTGCGTAGATGGTAGCGGCTATTTCAGCGGAGTAAACCCCTAAATCAAGGGTGTCGCAATTTGTGATGTTGACGCCCTGCCTAGCGTGAATGTGCTACCAGCCTTTGCTATGGACAACGAAGCATGGGATTGGATGATTCCTAAAACAGACACCTCATCCGCATTCAACATTGAAAAAGAGGCCAGACGATTGGAGAACACCCCCAACGCCGGCCCCATTGCCGCTCAGTTGTACCGCGCTTGGAATATGCAGCAGACATTGCTGCAGCAAGCAACCAACCGTATTGCAGCCCTAGAACTACAACTGATGGATCGCCATCAAGCGGATGCTTGAACGTTCTTCCAGGTCTTGCCGTATTTGATCAGATTCACGGTTGTGACATGCACGCCGTAATCTTCTGCGATGATTCGCGCTGATTCATTGCCTGTAGCAAGACGGGCTTTGATTTCAGCCACCTTTTGTTCGTTCAATGCACCACGCTTGCGCTTGGCCTTGCGGCGCTTACCAACAATCGATGGCGTTTCAACTGATTCGGTCACAGCTTTGGGTTGAGCAGCACCGCCAGCCTTGATGACCTGCGCGCTCTCAAGCAAACGCTGAATTTGACCAATGCGGTTGTTTAGCTCAACAACCTGGGAATCGGTGAGGATAATCATTGTGGGTTGCATCAGAAAGAAGATTCAGAGGATTCAGGCTTGAGCGGGCTAAAGGAACCTTTGTTGCCCCATTTACCGCCCCAGAGCGAAAAACCGGTTTGCTCGGTGTATTCGTCTTTGCCGGTGTAGATGCGAATGGTTTGGCCTTTGGCTTCAGCCTGTTCAGCCATGCTCATCAGATAGCTGGCCGCGGCCATTGCCTGCTCAGAGGTGAAATCAACAATGATCTGTTCCTCTGGGGCCTTGTCGTTTTTACGGTTGCGATTTTCCTGAATGCGGAATTTGGCGCTAAACGCAATGTCAGCCATGCGTGGAAAGGAAAGTGGTGAGAATGTGTCGCAGGGCTTGATTGATGTTCTGCCCTGATTTGGTGCAGTAAGCCCTTAATTGGCGGTGGAGATCCGCCGGAAGCTTGGCCGCCACAATAAAGCGGTTTTTCTTCCGGTTAATTTCCTCTTGAGTTTTGGGCCGTCGCCCGGTCATGCAGGATTGTCAGCGATGTACTTGTCGATAAATTCCTTGTGCTCAGGGAATTGAATGCGATCGGCGATGCGCGGCGCCATGATCTTGTACTGCTTTTTGAATGCAGCAATCAGTTCATCGCGCTTGGCGTAAGCCTTAACTGCCGCCTTGACTTCCTCAATCTGATCTTCGTTTAGAAAAACGATTTTGGCGTCAGGCTTGGTCTTGCCTTTGGGTTCGGCTTTGGGCTGAGTGTCCCGCACTTGGGACGGTTCGGCTTTAGGCGTGTCCTGTTGCAGGGCAGGCTTGGTGTCACGGTGCGGGTTTTCTACCGGTTCCCGCGCCCAGAGCTGCCAACCCAAACCAAACTGAGCAGCAGCAGCGGTACAAAGGCAACGGCGGTGCGCGTCGGTGAGATCACGCGCTGTGACCTTTTCAAACGCAATCGCGTTGTTGCGGTTGTCCATAACCGCCTGAGGGAAGTACGGCGTGTCGTTGCCGTTGACGTGCTCAAAGCACCCGACCACATAAGCGGTTCCGTCGGGAGATTTCCAGACGTGGCCGGTTTCAGGATGCGACTTAATAGCAAACTGCCAGCCAGGCGCATGGTCATGCAGGAGGTGGGAGACGCGACACCAGTTGATGTAATCGGCGGCGTAAGAGCCAGTGCCTTTGGTTGATACATCGGCTTGCGTGATCACATCCCCAAGATTGGGGTAATCGGTCATAAGCGTGCGGGTGTGTGGAGATCGGTGAGGACGGGCTTCGGCCCTATGCAGAGTATACCCCTAAAAACAAGCAGTGTCTACACCTGTTCAAAATGCAACCCGTTAGCGCGGTGTCCTACATGGATGGCCCTTGATAGCGTCTGCCGTGTCACGTAAATATCCCGCGCTGCTGCGCCCAAGCTTGGATAGATCTTGCCGGTTTCAATGCACCGCACGCGAATCGATTCGTACAGCGGCGAATGCCGCTTAGGGTACTTCCGCAAAATTTCTCTAGCAAGATCCACATCCTCTAAAACCACCTGCAAACCAATCTCATTAGCGCCACCAAGGCACTCAGGATGATTACGGGCGAACTTCAAAAACTCAGCGCGGCTGACGTAATTAAATGCCTTGCGTTTCCCATCATGTTGATACGCCTGCAGCGGGTTCTCTTTTAAACGCTTCCAGCCGGCAACGGTGTATCGCGACAAGCCCAACATTTCGCTAAGACGATTAAAGGTATAGAAATCAATTTCAGTGCGGGTTGAGTAACCCATCCGCCTGAGCTTGTGATCGATTGCTTCTTTCGTTCGATCATTGTGGCCATTCATCCGTGCCCATACCCTGTAGCCACGAACAATCCGATGAAACGGTGTGGCCATGGCGTGCTCGGTCAAGAAATCGATCTCCGCCTGCGTCCACGTAACACCGCTCACACGATTTGTCACACTGCATTTTTGGCTGCAGGTTTTCCTTGCTGACGGGCGGCCATTGCGCATAACCTTCACGTCAAATTTCTGCTTGCAGACCTTGCAGGTGCGTGAATACTTGGATCCTTTCACAGTTGATTGATGGTGATCAGTGCGCCTGGTAGTTCGCCTTCGCCGGCGTATTGCTTACTGCAGATCAAATTGACAACCTGGGAATCGTCTTTGATCAAGACGCCCGTAATGCCATCAAGCGTTGACCGGCACAGCTTATCGAGATCTGGTTTGGTGCTTTTGTAAAACGGCGCCTTCGGCTTGACTTCGCCCTTGCTGTTGTAATGCGCCTTGGGACGACCAAACAAAAAGGTGACCAACACTGTTACAGGGCCATCAGTTAATGGTTCGCCCGTTTCAAGTGCCGCTTGGCTCACAGCAAAACGCCATGGCTTGACCTTCTTTGATGCTTCCACCATTCGACCATTGCCAACGTGGCGCTTACTGCCTTGTGGCGCCGGCTCAATGCCCTGAACAGCAAACTTCATTTCGTATGCGTCAGACAACGATTCAAGTGCTCAACTGGCGTGCTCAACTTAATTCCGTTCACGTCGGGACGCTTGGCCAGCAGCCAGAACAGCAACCGCGTTTGCCAGGTCAGGTTATAGGGGTTGGCCATGAGAGCGAATCAAGCAGTTTTCAAGATGGATCTTTTCGCGTGCTGACTTGTAATACAAGCTGCGTGCCTCTTCTTTGGGGTCAACCGTCAGCAGGTAGCTAACCAGTTCAGCCACGGCGTCCGTGTATTGCTCTGGATCCCATAGGTCGTATTTGGCAAGGATCGCCTCAATGCGGTCATCTATGGGAGAGCCAGCCATCAGAACTCTGCCTTTGGCAGCGTCACTCTCCAGTATTCTGTTTCGCGCTTTGTGGCAACGCCTTCAAACTGCTCAAGCTGCTGCAGCTCCTTGACCGCATTGCTGTATTGCCAACTGGTCTTGGTGCAGCGGGATACCTTGATGCCGTGAGCCTTGAGGTTGCCGTCGTCGTCTTTGATGTCGTCTAGATCGCCTGCGGTATACATCAGAGCGAGATCATCCATAAGACGATCAAGGATTTCTTGATGCCGGGCAATTTCTTGCTTGGTGCTGGCGATGACGCCGAGCAGGGTGTCAGGGTTGGTCATGGCAGAACAAAAGAAAAGCCCCCGAAGGGGCCGGTGATCAGAACAGAAGGCCGAGGCAGAAGCTGACGGCTGCGATCCACAGCGCTGCTGTGATCTGTTCACGTGATTCGTTCACCTGCTTCTCAAGCGTGGTGGTGGTGCCGGCCTGTTCGGTGATCAGCTCTAGGAGCTGCGCCTTGGTGGCACGGTTGAGGTTGGTCATGGTTCTTGTGCGTGGTTGAGGCATCGCTGCCTACAGGGAGTATACCCCTAACTGCACAGCACGTCAATCCTGTAGACCAACCCACGCCAGAAGCACCATCACGCCAAGCAAGTTGACGCAGATCAATGCCATTACTGGCCAAACAGGATCAGTCATCAAAACTCCGGTTGATTCAGCATCAAAAACGCATCCCTAGCGCCCTGCCACTCAATCACCGCTGCATCCACATCAACCTTCTGCAGTGTTGTGCCGCCAGGCCGTGACCACAGCACACCAGCCTTCTGTACATACAGCTTTGGCCAGTGCAGGCTCAACATCCCCAAGTACCCGCCAAGCTGCGGGCTCACGTCATACGGGCTGGCATCAGCCTTGCCTTGCGTCTTCAAATCAACCAACACCAGTTGCTGATGATCGTCTTTACGGCGCAGCAGGCAGTCAAAACTCCCGGCAATCTGCCGTTCAACATCCGCCAGCCTGTATTCACATGCAATGGCCTCATAGGTCTTCCATACGGAATGCTCCAGTAACGGTTCAACCCATTCGGCATATTCCTCTGGCCATTCGCCCGGATCACCAGTCGTCAAAAAATTCTCCAGCGCCTTGTGTACCGCCTTCCCGCGGGGTTCCCAGATGTGCTTCGTCTCCATGATGCGCTTCATCGCCCACGCATCCTTCGTGCCCTTGCAGACTTGCGTCACGGAATGATTCAGCCACTGCCCCGTCGGTTCCCAGCAGTAGCGGTGTGCTTCCTCGTTGAACAGGATCGGGAGTGGCTGTAGCCACTTGGAAGTCTCTGGGGCTGACGACTTCGACGCGCTCTGTTGCTGTGGGCTCATCTCTGAGAAGGTTGCGGTAAGGACGGGGTGTGAAGCCAGGAATGCGCTTGGCGTCTTCCATTGTGATGACCCAGCCCCGTGATGGCACGTCTAGATCCTGCAGCGTCCAATGCCCTGCAGCAATGCCACGGCGCAGCAGCGTGATGACCTCTGCGGTATCAAATGCTTTTTTCATTTCGATTCATTTGTTCGTGCAAAATCCGCCTAATTACTGCCGCGCTTGATTCGCAAGGTAACCGTTGCTTTTCAAGCCAGTCACGCATTTCTGCGGGTAGCACAACATTCAGGCGAGGAAGCTTTGAGGGCATGTCAAACCAAAGAAAGTTGCTGATGATGGGCGTGCGTTTTGGCTCCCGCAGGCGCGGAAAGAATAGAAATTGCCATAAAAGAATCTCGACGCCATGGAGTGTTACCTAAAATAATATAGGGATCTTTGAAGTTATTTATAGCGACAAATGGATCTACACCCTTTCTGATTGCCTCAAATAAATCCCACTGGACCAACTGCTTGTCAAATCTGTTTTTGAATTGAGAACTTCTGCCGGTTACATAGATTTTGTAGTCTGGAAAAAACAGGCCTTTTTCAAGCATTATTTGTCGATACTCCTGCTCCCTTTCGGTCAAGGGTTTTTGTCTAAAACGCAAAGAGCCGCGCTCAGGAATTAGTAAACCTATCGACTGCTTGAGTTCATTCAACTCTGATTCGTAGCGGTAAAGAGAGAGGATTTTTCTATGAACGGCAATCCGCTCTTGATGCCTAAGTTGACCATCAATGCTTACTAACTTTCCAAACTCAAAACTTTCTGAGCGCGTGTCGTTCGGCGATTTCTCCCCCACAAATGAAAACTGATGCCATCTTCTGACACCTGTTTCTCTGCCGGGCTGGAAAGGTAGGCACACACGAATAAATGAATCGCTTGGCGGATGAAAGGCAATTGTGCAAATGTGAGCTTTTTTGCGTTTGCCTTCTATAATTCTCGCCTGGGCGATGCAAATGCAATTATCAAAACTCTGCATTGATCTTGCTTGTTAAGTAATCACCGTGGCAACGCTGTGGGTAGCACCAGCAGCCAAGAACTTTCCCTTTTAATTCGTCAAGTCGGTTTTGAAGACTGAATTTGCGTGGAAAGAAGATCTCATAAGAATCGCAGACAGTATCCCTGTCGCCGTCGGCAGGCATTTCAAAAGGATTGCCCCAGTCACTATTGCGATCAATGCGAGCGAATCGTCCGGTGGTCTTTGCCCAATGAATCAAGGCGCGGTCAGTTTCTTGGTGCATATTCGCCACTACCGTTCCGCCGTTTTCAACTATTGAACGCCGATCCAGTTCAGACTCGGACCATTCATATTCAGGCCGAACCTGTTCAACAGCGCGAGTGACAATGGTTTCACTGAGCCTGCCGCCGTTTTCCTCTTTCGCTATTTCTTGAGCCCTGCCAAATGCAGCAACAAGAGTCTCGTCGTCGTTTTTGACGGAAACCAAGGGGCGGAGGTGTGTTTCGGGTAGTTCAGGCGTATTAGGCCCGATCGGGCCTAACTCTTTCAGCTTTGCCTCTACTTGCGCTGCGTTGAGTTGCTTGCGGATGGTTCGCTCGTGCAGCTCAGGGAACTCCTCCATGCAGCAGGCGGTGAAGCTGCGGTAGCCAAGTGCTTTCCAGCCCTTACGGCGGTCTAGGTCGTAAATGCGAGCGCGGACGGTGTTGATGCCTCGCTTGATGTCATCGACTGCCTGGCGAGCCTCCTGCTCGTTCATTTCAGGCGCTGTCGTCAGCGTTGATGTCATGGTTGATTCCATTGCGGTGCCACCGTAGCACCCTTTAGATCTCACGCCACAACCGTTCGCGCTCGCCCTTGTCACGTTCTGCCGGCCCCAGCGGATGAATCACGTATCGGGCAGCTAGCGGGCTCTTGGGGTCATCAGCGCCCACATTCGGGCAGAAGGTCAGGTACAGGCCCTGATCGTCGTACTTCCCTATCGGGTGCCCATAACAGGCATCAGGCGGGGCTGTGCGGGTCGTCGTGACGCTGTAGCTGACCTGCTTGGTCTTGGTGTCGGCCACCTGCCAGACGTATTTGCCCTTGGCCTCTGGTGAATACAGTTTCATGGTGATCAGTCGTTTTCAACCCAGCAGCCCAGGTCGGCGCTCCATTGACGCCCGGCAGCCTGTGCCTTGTGTTCCTCAAGCCATATTTCGTAACGGCCATCACGGATCCAACGGAAGGCGTCAGGCAGCGGCGAACAAAAGTCGCCTGATTTCATCTTGACCTTTTGGTCATTGATGTTCCGTTCAAGCGCAGACAACAAGCGCTCGGCACCATGGCCACCCTTTGCCACCTTCCATTCCTCATACGCCCTTGGCTTGCTCTGATTGCTGGCGCGAGAGGGAGACGACTGATACAGCTTCCACCAATCCTGAAACTCCGGGGCGTAATCAGTACGGTGCCGTTTTTCCACAGGTTTTCTTGCCTGCGGCACAACTAAAGAAGGGTCCTTCCTAGGGGTTCCCTCAGACTCCCTCCCGACACCATCCCCCAAGAAATTAATTAATGAAGAGGAAGAATTTTCAGGAGCAGGACAGCCAACAGCCTGCAAACCTGAATCTTCCGATTCGTCTGAAGGTTCCGGTGATGCAGGCGTAACTTTCACCTGCTCCGTTGAGAGGTTACTTGTGTTTCCCGCACCGACACGGTACGCGGGTAGCTTAGCCTCCCTGTCAACCCCTATTTCGATCAAGAATAGGCAAAACTGAGTCAGGGACAGCGTTCTTGGCTTGTGCCGAAGCACATCCTCGGCCACTTCATCCGGAAGACGTAGATCAATGCGTGTGGGCATCGGTTTTGAAAAGCCAGTCGTAGCAATGGGTTTGGGACGCAGTCCGGCAAATTGCGGAAATCTGCGGCAGATCACGGCAATCACCGGCAAATTCCGGAAATCTCCGGCAAATCGCGGAAATCTGCCGGTAAACCTTAGCCACCTTTTTGGGCCTGGCAAGTGCCCCCCGACACACTCCTAAAAGTCTTCCGATTTGCGTTTTCCACAGCTCACCCGTCTCGTTCGCGTCTCATCCTCGCCATTCTCTTCATTTCGGTTTATCCTTTCCTTACTTACTTTTTCCGCAAACTTGGCACGCTCAACCGCTGCCGAAATTAACTTCCGTGTTGACACGATTTACGGTCTTTTGACCGAAGGGCAATCGCGTGGCCAAATTCAGCAATTTGCCGCTAATCAGTGGAAAAATATTTCGGTGCGCCAAACGGATGAATACATCCAACGTGCTCGCATCCGTCTTGAACAGGACGCCGATATGGCACGCCCTGCTTGGCTCGCTGAAGCCCTAGGTCGCCTTCGTACCTACGAACAGTCCGCTTACAAGCGTGGGCAAACGCAGGTCGCCATCAATTCAATCCAGCTCCAAGCCAAGCTGATCGGCTTTGATCTATGAGCCTGCTGGCCAATGCACCTGGCGGCAACCTGCTGGAACCACCATCGTCACAGCAGACAGGGCCAAGCACCACTGAGGCTTTAGCTCGCATCCGTGGCACCCTGCTGCCGCATCAGCTGGCCTTCTGTGATGACACCGACCACCGCAAGCTGGCTTTGGTTTGCGGGTTTGGTGCTGGCAAGACGCACGGGCTTGTCGCCAAGGCTGTTCATATGGCAGCGCTCAATGTTGGTTACGTCAGCGCATTGTTTGAACCTGTCGCGCCAATGCTGCGTGACATTTTGCAGCGCACGATGGATGACTTATTAGAAGAGTGGCAAATACCTTTTGACTTCCGCGTCAGCCCGCTGCCGGAATACACGCTGCATTTTGCTGAGGGTAGTCACACGATCTTGCTGCGCACGATGGAGACGTGGAATCGCATCCGTGGGCAAAACCTCTGCGCTATTGGTTTTGATGAAGCGGACACTGCCAATAAGCGCGTAGCAGAGCAGGCCACACGTATGGCCCTTGCCCGTCTTCGTGCTGGCAATGTGCAGCAGTTCTACGCCGCCACCACGCCTGAAGGCTATGGCTGGGCGTTTGACACGTTTGACCGCAATGCTGGTGAGGATACGGCATTGATCCGTGCTCGCACCATGGATAATCCGTTTCTGCCCGATGGCTTTGTTGACAGCCTGATGGCGAATTACCCGCCGCAGCTAATTAAGTCGTATCTGGAAGGGCAGTGGGTCAACCTCAACACCGGCCAGGTGTATGACCGCTTCGATCGCAGTAAGCACGTTGTAGCCACCGTCGCTGATTTCAATAACGAACCATTACGCATTGGCGTTGACTTCAACGTTGGCAATATGTCCGCGGTGATTGGTGTACGCAGTGGCAACAGACTGACGATTGTTGATGAAGTCGTTGGCGCCCATGACACCGATTCGTTGGCGCAGGAAATCAAGCGCCGTTATCCGCACCACCGCGTTTACGTCTACCCTGACGCCTCAGGCGGCAATCGCTCCACAAACGCCACCAGAACTGATATTCAGATCTTGGAGTCCTACGGATTCAGTAATCAATCAGGGCGGTCAAATCCTGCCGTTCGTGATCGGGTGGCTGCTGTTCAGGCTTTGCTGGAGAATGGGAAGGGGGAGATCAGGATGAGCGTCGCCCAAGGCTGTAAGCGCTTGATTGAGTGCTTGGAGCTGCAGAGCTGGACGGAGAGGGGTGATCCTGACAAGGAAGCTGGCCATGACCATATGGTTGATGCACTGGGCTACGTGGTCTGGCGTGAATTCAACCCGCTGCAGGCGAACGCGGGTCGTGGCACGGGCATCAGACTGTATTGACAGAGTGGGCACCCATGGGGTATACTCATAGTACGGGAGCGATCCCGCCAGCCACACACATCAACCATGAACACTCAAACGCCTGTTGCAGACAGCCTTCGGGCCGTCATCGCAGCATCCAGAGAGCACGATCGCCGCATCATTGCTCTGCTTGAGCAGCACACGACCACGCTGAACAAAGAACTTCAGCAAATGAAATCGGATCTAAACGAATCCGCGTAGCTCATCAGCCCCTTCGGGGGCTTTTATTTGTGCCGCTACCGTTAAGCCGCAGCATTAACACCATGGCTAAGCACCTCTGGCACGACCTTCAAGGCGCCTTTGATTCCGCCATCGACGCTGACGGTTCCTACGAATTCAACCTCGCCGCGGCCGCCATGCTCACCGCTATTCAGCAATGGCTATACGACGAAGGCTTTGATGATGCCGGTGATTCCCTTGATGAAGAGATCCTTACCGCTGAAAACGAAGGCTGACCCGGCCTAAATTCAACCTGCTGGGTCGGTTCTAACCGTAAGGCTGAACGCCGTGTGTGGCGGTATCGGAGGCCCAGCCATTATTTCCGATTAACCTAGAGCCATAGAATTTGTGCATGACTAGGCGCGAAAAATGACTTACACCGGTTTCAGGGCATACGACCGGAACCTAGCAGCGCGCCAAGCAACGCAAGTGCAGGATCCCAATGCTGCGTGGTCTGCACAGGAAGAGCATTGGATTTTGATTGAAACCCTGCTGCAGGGCACTTACGGCATCCGTAAAAAGCACCGTCGTTATCTGCCGCAGGAACCTCGCGAGCAAGACGACGCTTACGACAACCGTTTGGCACGTTCTGTTCTGGCGCCTTATTACGTCAGGCTGGAACGCATGTTGGCCGGCATGTTGACCCGTAAGCCGGTGCGTCTTGATGATGTAACTGATATAGTCCGCGAACAACTGTTTGATGTTGATCTTCAAGGCAACGATCTAAACATCTTCACGTATGAATTAGCCCGCAAGGTTGTGCGCTACGGCCACGCTGGCGTGCTGGTTGATTTCCCTTCTGGTGATGACGAATACCAAAACATCACCGATGCCGGATCATTGCGTCCATATTGGTGCAGTTATGTGCCGCGGGATATTCTTGGCTGGCGCTTTGAACTGGTCAACGGCGCACAACGTTTGACTCAACTGCGCTTGATGGAGCGTGTTGTCGTTCCCGATGGTGATTACGGTGAAAAGTATGTTGAACAAGTTCGCGTCTTAACCCCAGGCGCATACGAATTGCACCGTCGTGATGATGAAAAATCTGATTTCACCATCGTGGCAGAAGGCACAACAAGCCTTGATTACATTCCATTTGCCGTTGCTTATTCCAATCGCGTTGGCCTGCTTGAATCTCGCCCACCGCTTGAAGATATTGCCGAATTAAACCTCAAGGCCTATCAAATTCAGAGCGATTTAGACAACATGCTGCACATCAGTGCAGTGCCAATGCTGGCGTTCTTTGGCTTCCCGTCGTCTGCCGAAGAAGTCTCCGCTGGCCCTGGTGAAGCAATTGCATTCCCCGCCGAAGGCAAGGCTGAATACATCGAACCCAGCGGGCGCAGTTTTGAGGCTCAATACCGTCGCCTTGAACAGCTTGAAGCTCAAATCAATCAGCTCGGTCTATCCGCTGTGCTTGGGCAAAAGTTGACCGCCGAAACCGCTGAAGCCAAGCGCATTGATCGCAGTCAAGGTGACAGCACCATGATGGTGATCGCCCAGCAGATGCAAGACCTGATTGATAACTGCCTGCAGTTCCACGCTGATTTCCTTGGTCTGCCGCAGGCTGGCAGCAGCTATGTCAATCGCGACTTCCTTGGCGCACGTCTTGAACCCGCTGAAATCACCGCGTTGCTGCAGACTTACACCGCTGGTGTGATCAGTCAGAAAACACTGCTTGATCAGCTCGCTCAAGGTGAAGTGCTTGGTGATGACTTCGACGTTGAGGAAGAACTTGAGGCGACACAAGCTGGCGGCCTAATTGAAATGGGCGGTCCTGAAGCCATTGGCGCCGAAGATGTTGTTGGCGAGGAAATTCCTGCTGACGGACAATGACGCAATCAGGCGTAACGCCACGGCTGCTGAATGTTGAGCAATTTAAGCGGCGGATTGACCCCAATCAACCCATTGCCAACATTTACCGAAACGCGATTGATCTCAATCGTTTCAGCAATGCTGTCGCCAACCAGATTATTCGCGATTACAACAACATCATCCTTAGTGCCGTCGATGACCTGAAGCGCATTGATTTTGGTCAAGCTACTGCCGGTGCCGGTATCGTCAGCCCGCAATCAGTACAAGCGCAACGGCTGCGTGTAATCCTTGCTCAACTCAAGGAATCACTTGATGGCTGGGCAGGGCGCAGCACCTTGTATTTGACCGGTGAATTGCAGGGCATTGCCGAGCTGCAAACTGAATTTGTGACGGAGCAGTTAAAGCTTGCGATTGAAGGCGGCCGTGTTGGTGCTCGCGGTATTGAGCCAAGTGTCGTCGCTGAGCAGGCTGTCCGCACTGTTGAAGTAGCGCCTAATTTCGCGGCCAGTGTCGCCACGGTTGATCCGACTGATTTGAATTTCACGCTGCCAGGCACAGGTCAATTCAACCTGACCGCCGCTCAAGGCACTGCCATCACCTTGCCGAATGGTGAGGTGGTCAACAAGGCGTTTCGTGGTTTAGCCGAATCGCAAGCGCAACGTTTCAATGCTGTTGTTCGCACTGGCATCTTGACCGGTGAGCCAACACCGCAGATTGCACGGCGCTTGATTGGTCGGTTGGATTTCGGCGAGCTTGCCAAAACGGCACGGCAGCAAGCACTGGCCGGTGGTGAACTAACCAAAATGGCTAACCATCAGGTATTGACTTTGGTGCGTACCAGCGTCAATCAGGTCAACAATGCCGCGAGCCAACAGGTCTACAAGGCAAATGAAGACGTAACGCAGAAGTACAAATACTTAGCCACATTGGATAGCCGCACCTCGGCCATCTGCCGCAGCCTTGATGGCAAAATCTTTGAATACGGCAAAGGCCCTGAACCGCCGGTGCATTTCAACTGCCGCAGCACCACCATCGCGGTGATTGATTACAAGGCGCTTGGTCTTCGGCCACCCGAAGAGGTGCTTGAAACACGCGGCACAAGACGTTCGGAAGGTGGCGGCGCTTCTGCTGAAACCAATTACGGCCAGTGGTTGATGGGCAAATCGCGTGAATACCAAAAAGATGTATTCCGCAGCGAAACCCGTGCTGCCTATTTCAGGAAGCTATCGCGTGAATATGGCCCGCAGCAAGCCTTGTCGCGCATGGTGCGTGAAGACGGCAGCGAGGTGACACTGAAGCAACTGCAGGAAAGTTACGGCAAGGTTCGGCCCACCTAAGCTGACCTTATTCGCCTTGTCGTGATGCCACTCAAGAAAGGCCGAAGCAAAAAGGTCATTCAAGAAAACATCCGGCGTGAAATCAGCGCAGGTCGTGACCCTAAGCAGGCCGCGGCTATCGCTTACGGCAAAGCCGGCAAATCCCGTAAACCTCGCAAGAAAAAGTGATGGCTATTGGCATTGGTTCTCGCGTTAGCTGGGTTTATCAAGGCACTCGCACTTATGGCACGGTGGTCGGCAAGGAAGGAAAGCGTGGCACCGTTCGCACTTCCGGCGGCGGTTCTGTTACTCGCGTCGGCAGTGATGCTGATCCAGTGCTCAGGATTAAATCGGAATCCACCGGTAATCCAGTTCTTAAAAAGCGATCAGAATTGAAAGCGGCACCCAAGAAAAAATGAAAGGCCGCATCTGGGAAGGTAGCTGCACTTACCTCAAGTGCTCCGATGGTTTGATTGAAGGTCGTTTTATGTTCCCGGTGCCAAATACACCGGAATCACTTGGCGCCTTGATGGGCAGGCTGGCCGAAGGCGTTGAGGTAATTATTTGCACCGAGGATGACGAGGAAGACGAGGAAGACGAGGATTAACGCTTCTCTTCTTGGTGGATGCGGTCTTTTATCTCCGCCACGTACTTACGCAGCGCGTTGGCATTGTCAGCGTGCCACCTATCGCCGGTCTTTAGGTATTCCCGCGTATGCAGGTCAATCGCTTTTATTAAGTGGTAGATCACAGGGTTCCACGGCTCACGTATTGGTGTATCCCATTCACGCCGGGACATGACGTGCAAAAAGCAGCGTTTACTTATACACTTTGATGGTAAACCCTACGGGTAACAATGTCTGACGAACAACTGCAGGAAGCTACGCAGACTGCAAGTAACGATGAACTTGAAGCTCTCAAGCGCAGCATCGAAGGTCTTGAGCGCAAAAATTTTGAACTGATCGGCAAGCTCAAAGAACAAAAGGAAAAGGCATCCACCGTGCCCGATGGTGTTGATGTCAAAGAGCTGGTCGAATTTAAGCGGCGCAAAGAACAGGAAGAGCTTGAGTCAAAGGGCAAATACGATGAAGCCCTCAAGCAGTACGCGCAACAATTTCAAGAGCGCGAGGAAGGCTACAAGAAACGCATCGCTGAACTTGAATCAAAGCTGACCGTCAATCAGCTAGACAATCGCGTGGTGGCAATCCTTGCCGAGCAGGGTGCTCACAATCCGCATGATGCGTTGCGTTTGGTGCGTGATCAACTAAAGCTTGACGAAAGCGGCAACCCGGTAGCGGTTGATGGCTACAACGAAATCCCCGTTGATCAATGGGTGAATCGCCTCAAGGAAGAGCGCGGTTACCTGTTCAAGGCACCAACCATCAAAGGTTCTGGCGCGCCTGTTGGCACCAAGGCATCAAGCACGCCGATTGCACCTGGCACCAAAAACCCGTTTAGCCGCGAGCATTTCAACCTCACCGAGCAGTCCCGGTTGTTCCGTACTGACCGCGATCTGTATGAGCGCTTGAAAGCTTCAGCAAACAATGCTTAATATGTAACCGTTAGACGCGAATTGGCTACGCCGTCCGTCATTGGGTTACGCCCACACCGTAAACAATTTCTGGTACTGACTCATGGCGACTCTTCGCTCTGATGTCATCATCCCCGAAATTTTTACGCCGTATGTGATTGAACAAACCACCCAGCGCAACGATTTTCTTGCCAGCGGTGTTGTTCAGCCTCTCGCGGCGTTGAATACTTCGGAAGATGGTGGCGATTTCGTCAACGTTCCTTTCTGGAAAGCCAACCTGTCTGGCGATCTGGAAGTTCTTACTGATTCTTCCAGCCTGACCCCCGGCAAAATCACTGCTGACAAGCAAGTCGGCGTGGTGCTGCACCGTGGTCGCGCTTTTGAGGCCCGTGACCTTGCTGCTCTGGCTGCAGGTTCTGACCCCATGGCCGCCATCGGTCAAAAGCTGGGTGCCTATCTGGCCAACCAACAGCAAGCCGACCTGCTGAAGTCCCTTGATGGTGTCTTCGGTGCTCTGACCGGCGGTGATTCCCCTGCATTCGATGCCCTGCGCTTCGATACCAGCGGTGCCACTGCACTTGGTCCCCGTCAGGTTGCTAAAGCTCGCGCACTTCTGGGCGATCAAGGCGAAAAGCTGACCACCGTGGCAATGCACTCTGCTTGCTACTACGACCTTGTTGAGCGCAAGGCCATTGATTACGTCCTGTCTAGCGAAATTGCCGGTGGTCTGACCCCCGACACCGCTCAGCCTGACGCATTCGCCGGTAGCGTTGCTGCTTCCTATGGCGATGTTCGTATTCCCACGTACATGGGGCTGCGAGTGGTGATTTCGGATGATGTCACCAACAGCGCTGGCAATTACGCCTGCTACTTCTTCACCCCTGGCGCTATCGCCTCTGGTGAGCAAGCTGCAATGCGTACTGAAACCGATCGCGACATCCTCGCCAAGAGTGATGCCATGTCGGTGGACATGCACTACATCTATCACCCTGTGGGTGCTAAGTGGGGTGTAACCACTGCCAACCCAACCCGCGCTCAGCTGGCCACCGTGACCAACTGGTCGAAGGTGTACGAAACCAAAAACATTGGCATCGTACGGGCTACGGTTACCTCTAATTACGATTGACCCTGAGGTAACTAAAAATGGCATCTATTTTTGAAGCAACCGCTGGCAAACTTGTTGGTCCCGCAAAAGGTGGCACTGTCACCCAAGCCACCAGCAAGTCCACCGGTGTGACCCTGAACGCTGCTTCGGGTCAAATCACCATGCACAACGCCTCCTTGGCTGATGGTGCTGAAGTCACCTTCACCGTGACCAACAGCGAAGTGTCTGCCACTGATGTGGTCGTGGTCAACCACGGTTCCGCTGGTACTGCTGGCGCTTACGTGGTGCAAGCCAACACCATTGCTGCAGGGTCTTTCAAGATCTCTGTTGGCAACGTGTCGGGCGGTGCCCTGGCCGAAGCGATCGTGCTGAACTTCGTTGCTCTCAAGGGCGCTAGCTCCTGATGGGCATGTTCGCCTTCCGGCGACTGCGTGAGACTGAGGCTCTGGCAAATGCTGGGGCCTCTTTTTCTAATGCAGAGCCCACTCCTAAAATTGAACAAACCAAGGAAGAACCAAAGCCCAAAAAGCAGCGGATTCCTAAGCCCAAAACGGAGCTTGTAGATGGCGATCACGATTGACGCCACCGTTGGCGGTGCCAATGCCAATAGTTATTTGACGCTTGCTGCAGCGCAGGCGTTGATTGACGGCATGGTTGAAAACGACGATGTAACGGCCTGGGCGTCGGCTACCACCGATCAAAAGAACCGTGCGTTGTATTCCGCCACGCAGCGACTTGATCGTGAACGCTTTTTAGGTGCGCGGGCTACGGATACTCAGGCGCTGCAATGGCCGCGTACAGGCGTCCGCAAGCCCGACACTTATATCAATACTTACGCAGTCGGCTTCCCGTTTCGCGTAACCACCGACTATTTCACCGACACTGAGATCCCGGATCAGGTCAAGCAGGCCCAGGCAGTGCTGGCCGTTTACCTGAACAACAACAAGGACGGCCTTGGCCTAAGCGGTCTTGAGGATTACAAGCGCGTTCAGATCGGTAGCCTCAACGTTGAAACTGCTGGTGCCAGCAGCATGGCAACCGGTGCTGATCGTGTACCGCCGATCTTTGAACGTTATTTGACCGGGCTTAGAATCAGTGGACCAGGGAACTTTGCCATTAAGCGGAGCTGATTATGGGCAGACATAACGGCATTGATCCTGCCTACAGCATTGGCGGCGATTTCGTGACCAGCACTTCCGCCCAAACAGGGCGCTGGAACACGATTGTGATCGTGAAAAACAACACGTCATTTGCTGCGATCACGGCGCAAAACTACACCGGCAACAGCTTGGTTGGCGAAAGCTTTCCTGCTGGCTTTGAGCTGCAGGGTGTATTTACTGCCTTCACCCTTAACGCGGGTGGTTCTGTCATCGCTTACAAGCTCTGATCATGGCTAAATCACACGGCGGCACCTCTGACATCAATTACGCCATCGGCGCAGAAGTCATTAACGACACTGCGGTTCACACGGGCAAGTTTCGTCACATCGACTTTTACGAAAACAGCACGGTGCAAAGCATCGTGTCAACCAACATCACCGACAACAGCTTTGCTGGCGCCTCGGTTGATCAGGGCGCACACTTGACTGGTTACTTCACCAGCATTCAGCTCCAAAACGGAGCTTGTATTGCCTACAAAATCTGATGGCACTAGCGACTTCACTGCGTAAGACGGCAAGCAAGCTAATCACCAAGCTTGGCGGGTCGATCACAATTCGTCGCGTGACCACTGGTGCGTACAACCCGACAACGGGCACTGCTACGCCATCCGTAACCAGCTCCGTAATTAAAGGGGTGCTTGAAGATGTGACGCAGAGCGAAGTCAATGATCTGATTCGCAGCAGTGACAAAAAGCTGACGATTGCCGCGGCCGATCTGACCTTTGAACCTGCCGTATCTGATCAGGTGACAGTATCAGGTCAGATTTTGCAGTGCATCCGCGTCAACAGGATTGAGCAAGATAATACGGCTATCGTGTTTGAAATGTTCCTGAGAGAATGACGTGGCAAGTCAAATTAGGATTGATCAAATTGACAATTATTCAAGAGGCAACCTTGAAAAGCTTGTAGCTGCGGCGACGCTATATGCGGACGGGCAGTTGAAAGAAAAGACGCCTGTTGATACTGGGCGTTTGCGGTCGTCATGGCAAAAGGAAATCAATGGCTTCAATGGCCGTGTCTTCAATAACTTGACATATGCAGAGCCAGTGGTTGCTGGCACTAGCCTCCCGCCATCTTGGGGTGGTCAATATCGCACTCGCCAAGGCGCTCAGCCTTATTTAGACATGGTGGCCAAAAACGTGCAGACTTATGTTATTGCAGAGGCAACCCGTATTGGCGGCTAACCATGAGCCTAAACACCATCCGCGCCGATATTGAAGGCCGCATTGCGACTGAATTTGCTACTGCCCCTGTTCTGCAGGTCGCTTACCAAAACGTTCCATTCTCGCCGCCTAATAACGCAAGCTGGATTCAGGCCAGTATTATTTGGGGCGATTCAGCGTATATGACCATATTCACCACGTCGGCGCGTGGTACTGGCGACGGTTTTGATCGTCGTAATGGCACTTTGGTCTTTAACATCTTTAGCCCGCTTGGTGAAGGCCCTGGCGCGGGTTTGACCATTGCTCAGCGCTGCATTAACTTGTTCTCACGTTTGCAGCTTGAAAATATAAAATTTGATCCTGCAAATGGTCCGCGTTCAATTGAACCCGCTGCACCAGAAGGGTTTTGCCAAACACAGGTGACCATAACTTTTGAAGCATACGAACAAAGCTAGAATTCACACAGCCACTACCGTCCATAACAATGGCTGTCACTGTTCTGTCCGGTACGTCCGGCGCCCTTTACTACAAGCCCGCTGGCACCACCGGTACATTCGGTGAGTCTGGTGTTACTGTTGCCGCCGACACGGTTACCGTTGAGCCTTACCTGAATTTCAAGGTTGGCGATCCCGTTAAATTCAGCGTTGTCAACAGTCAAACTGGTGGCGCCGGCACCGGCACTTTGCCTGCAGGTATTTCGGCTGGCACCACTTATTACGTGATTGCCTACACGGCTTCCACTGGTGTACTGCAAGTGTCTGCCTCTGCTGGTGGCGCAACCATCACGATTACCGATGACGGCACTGCTGCTGCTCCAAACGAGTTCCAAGTGGCTTACGCGGATTATGCCGCTGTCGGCCAAGTTCAATCCTGGGGCTTTGAAATTTCGCGTTCGGAAATTGATGTAACAACCATCGGTCAAACCGCTGGGCAGTACGCGCCTTTCCGTGCCTACATCCCTGGCTTTGCTGATGGCGAGGGTTCTGCAACGGTCTATGTGACCAATGAAGATTCTGCTCTTTCCAACCGAATGGTGGAAGATGTGCTGCAGCGTCAGCAAGTTGGTTGTGCCTTCAAGCTTTACACCGACAAGCAAAGCACTGAAGCTTTGAGCCGTTCCATTGCCATGGATGCCGTGCTGCTGACTGCCAGCATGAACATCAATCCCGACGATGCTCAGCAGGTTGAAATCACCTTCCGCCCCGCTGGCGTGCCTACGTTCGACTTCAGCACCACCACCTGATAGGCTGTTGCCGAATGTTCATCTGGGCCCCTGGGTTGCGCCGGGGGCTTTTTTATGTCTAAAGTATCAACTAACCAAGCATTTTTTATGGCACCTTCCAGCCCGTCCGCCCGTGCGCTTGATCGCCTCAAAAAAGCAGCTAATTTGGTGCCTTCAAAGAAGACCGTGACTTTGAGTGACGGTACGGAATTTGAGTTTTGGCATACAAGCCTGACCATGGCGGAGCGTGAACGGGCCACCAAAGCCGCAAATAGCCAAGATCCAAACGCATTTGCCATTCAATTATTGGTTCACAAAGCACTGGACGAAAATGGCAATCAAATGTTTGCGGCGGGAGAAATTGCTGAATTGAAGCATGAAGTCCGTGATAGCGATCTTCAAAAGATTATCTTGGCTTTAGTCGAAGACGATATTGCTGAGATGCAAGGGGGAAACTAAAAAAGGAGCTTAGGCGCGACAAGCTGCTGATGCTCCAGTTGAGTGTGGCCAATTCACTTGGCTATACGTTGGCGGAATTGACCGAAAAAATGAGTACGCACGAAATCGTGCTATGGTCTCTATTTTTTGAGATACAAAGCGAAGAGCAGGAGCGCATGACTAGACGGCGAGGTTAGACTTCTAGTACACACAGGGGGAGTGATGGCGGCCGTAGCAAATGTTGAGATCAACGTCAACGCGAATTCGGCCGTTACTCAGTTAAACAACCTTGACAAAGCCGCCAACCAACTCCAAAAGCGCACCACCACCTTGCAGAGTGCGTTTGCTGGCTTGGGGCAGGCGATTGCGGCTATTGGGCTGACAACTCTAGTCAAATCATTTGCGACTGCCGGTATTGAGGCTGAAAGAACGGCAAAAAGAATTGAAAATTTGTCAAAAAGTTCTCAAGACGTTAGCAGGATACAAAATATTGCAGCAACTGCAGCCAAGGAATTTGGGCTCGGTAATTTGACGGCATCGCAAGGAATTGCAGATTTGTACGCAAGATTGTCTCCAACGGGAATTTCGCTTGAATCAATCCAAGATATTTTTATTGGCACAAATAAAGCAGCTTTGAATATGGGGTTGACAGGGCAACAGTTGAGCAATGTAATGCTTCAGCTCAGCCAAGCGCTTGGTTCTGGCGTTTTGCAAGGTGATGAATTTAGGAGCGTTGCAGAAGCTTTGCCACCCGTAATGGATGCTGTCGCAAAAGCCTTGGGAGTTAGTCGTGGCGAACTTAAAAAATTGAGCTCTGAGGGCAAAGTTACAACTGACGTTCTTGTTAAAGCGTTTCAAGAATTAGCGAAAATCAATACGATCAAGCCAGATGCTTATAGAGAATTTTCGGCGGCAACAGAAAATCTCAGCGTTGCCATAGGTACAAAGCTCTTACCTGCTTTGACTCCTTTGGTTAAAGCATTAACTGCATTAATTCATGCTTTCTCGGCTTTGCCAGGACCAGTTCAAACGGCAATTGTAGGCATCGCAGGATTGGCTGCGGGTATTGGGATTTTAACGCCAATCATTAGCGGTATTTCGGCTGCCTTGGGGGCTTTGGCTGGATTTTTTGGTAGTACGGGTGCGGCCGCTGGCGTCTTTGCTACTGCAATCACTGGTGTTACCGCCATATTGACTGCTCTAAAAATTGGCGTTGTTGCCATAGCCGGCGTGCTTACTGGATTGCTTGCAAAAGCTTTAGCCGGCGCTGCTGCATTGTTTTCGGGGCCAGTGGGGATTGCTGCTTTACTTATTGCAGCGGGGGCCGCAGCTTATTTATTTAGAGACCGGATCGCAAATACTTTTAATAGTTTCAAGGAAATTGTGGCATCGGCATTTAACGGTTTTAGGCAAAACTTTTTGCAACCTCTCACAAGAGGAATTGGCTTGCTACTCAATTCATTTAGCCAATTTGCAACTGAAACCAAAAGAATTTTTGAAGGTCTTTTTCAATCCATACTTGCGGGAGTATCTAATTTTGCAAACTTATTTATTAACGCAATTCAGGACACTATGAATTTTGGAATTAAAGGTTTAAACATCGTGGTTAAAGGTCTCAACAAAATACTTAATAGCTTGGGTACTGGATTAACGTTTGAATTAATCCCAGAAGTGAAATTGCCCAAATTCGCGAAGGGTGGTTATGTGACGAGCCCCACAACCGCCATGATTGGCGAAGGTGGTCAGCCCGAATATGTAATTCCCGCCAATGCCATGTCAGAAGCAATGGCGCGTTATGGGGCTGGAATGCGCGGGGCTAGTGTCATTCCAAATTCAATCAATCCGCAAGTCAATATATCCACTGGCCCCGTAATGCAAATGAACGGTACAAATTATGTTTCCCAAAATGATCTTGTGTCTGCAACGCAAGCAGCAGCGCGACAAGGTGCCAATATGGCATTAAATCAACTGGAGCGCGATCCAGCCACTCGCCGCCGCGTCGGAGTAATGCGATGACCGTTGCCATTGCTGAGTTCCTGCACGTTTACACGTCAACAGGCACCACCATCTATAAGTGGCAAAGTTTCTGGCCCGGTCAAACCGTAGACGCTCACACCTTTTACGGGTTCCAACTCGATCCGATGTTGTCTGGGCGCTCCGGGCAACAACCCGAACTGCTGGTGCGGCTACCCCTTAACGCCACGACACTAACGCTGCTTGAAGACGGTATTTCAAACCGCTATCTAGCCACGGCATCGCTGTATCAATTCACCCCACCTGCCGGTGGCGGCTTACCGGCGACAAAGACGCTGATCGCTTCCTTTACAGGCGAAGTGAACGATGGGCAGCTGGATCAAATCAATCTGAGCATGGTTATTGCTTCCAGCTTGATTTCAACAGAAGCCCAGGTGCCCCATCGCCGCTACACAACTACACTTGTTGGGACGCCTCCCAAGCTATGAGCGCTACCCCCTCAGCAGCGAATGCAACTGCCCCTGGGTCGCCGCTCACGATCACCCAGTTCAAAGACGCTTGGGGCGCCGTCCGTAGCACAGAGGCGAGCTTAACTGACAAGCAGCGTGTCGTTGTACTTGGCGAACCCATCCCAATTGTTTTTGGGAAGATTGCATCGGGCATCGGCGGAGTGTGGGTGTATCCGTCTGCGGCCAGGTATGCAGTCCAACTAGACACCAAAAACATTATTCGACTTAGCAAAGAAGCCAACAGAGAAGTTTACGAATACGTCGTCAATCTTGGTCTTGTAGTCAGCGAAGGACAGATTGGTGCAATTTCTGCCAGCGACGTTTACAAAGGCGAACTTGGTTTTTCCAGCCTATCAAACACGATTTCAACTTTTGCCTACGGCTCAATGCCCACGGCTGGTTTCAACTACATCAATTCCGCCATCGACTCAGAGTATGACGTTCGCCCTTTACGGCAAGCATTTACCACCAGCGTAGATATCTCTGTTTCTGGAAACATCACGCGATTGGACATCGCACAGCTGATGGTTGTAGATACGGGATCTGGAAATTCCCAAGCACTATTTACCTATCAGATTTTGATCAACGGCACGGTAGTGTACGACGATGGCGCAACCCAATCTTCTACCCCACGCGATAAGACGTTAACGTATTATTCCCCAAATATGTCCGCATACCCGTGGACAAATGTAGTCATCAGAATCACGACGCTTTACTCGGGCAGTTACAACCTAGAAGCGCGTGCGGTATTAAATGTTTACCAACAAAAAGCATCAACAACCGACACGATGATCTCGTACGGCTTCCCGGAAAACCCAGGAAGCGGCGGTTCATTCCAAGGTCTTAGTTGTCTTGCACTTCAAGGCACATACCCCGCCCATCTTCTGCAGGGCAACGCCTACACAAGTACAACTGAGCAAACAGTAACCCCCTCGGTAACCAGCGGCTACATCTCCTATACCTGCGCAAATGTAACCAGCTTCAGCATTTACGCCCAAGTATTTGACGGTGCTTTCACGCTGTTCCACGGCTACGAACTCTACGTCGATGGCGTACTGGTACGCGATAACGCCAACACCTATACAAGCTCGACAAACGAAGGCGTTGGCTTTGAAACCGATGGTGTTTTTACCGTGGAGTTTCGGGCGATACCTGTACCGGGCAACCCTTTCCCTGGCACTGCCAACGGTGAATTTATTGTGACTTGCACGACAAGCACATCAAATATTGGCAAGAAAGGAATGTTTGACGACCAAGTGCGCTGTTTTGTCCGTAACGGCATTGAGGTTTACAACGTTCTTACTGCAACAACTGCCAGCAGCAACAACTTTGCTGATCTTGTTTACTACATGCTGACAGTAAGCGGCAATGTCCCAACAGGTTTGATGGATACGGCTTCATTCGCAACAGCCGCGACATTTATTGCCGCCAACAACCTGCGCTTCGACGGGGTGATTGCCGCAGAAATGAACATCAAAGAATACTTGGAAAATGTTTGCCCATTTTTCCTTGTGTATTCGCTGCAGATTGACGGCAAGTATGCCCTGCGACCAGTGCTGCCCACCAATATTGATGGCACGCTTAATAGTGGGCCAATTACTCCGTCGCTGACGTTTGATCGCACCAACATTGAAGCCGGCAGCTATAGGCGCGATTACATCCCCCTTAATGATCGAAAAGACATTTGCACGCTGTTGACCTATCGCGATCAATCCACTGCAACGTATAGCACCGAAAAAATTGCGGAGGTGCGTTACACAGGTACTGCCGCCAACGGCCCGTATCTGGAATACGACCTAAGCCAGTTTTGCTCCAACATTAACCAGGCAGGTTTTGTGGGTAAGTACATCTTGGCCAATCGAAAGCACGTAACCCATACCATCGAGTTCAGTTCAAACGTGGGCATCGGTCAAGTGGCTCCCATGGACATTGTGCGTGTGCGCTGGAACTATGCCGATGTAACAGCCGGCGTCAACACGGATACAGCGTTTTACCAAATCCAAGAGGTAAACGAAGGCTCCACCGGAGCAGTACAAATACGAGCGATTCATTTCCCGACCAACGCTTCAGACGAAAGCCTTGTCATTGCTGACATGCTTGGTTCTGGATACACTGGACCTTAGGAGGGTTTTCGGTCATGGCAGTCGCAGCATTTCCAACACTGAAGCCCACCAATCGTGTGTGGACACCGGGGGTGGAACCCTCCTCGACATTTCGCTCCCTGAACGGCACGGAATATCGGGTTTTACATGGAAATACTCCGCTAAATACAGCGTTGCAGTTAGATTTTGCAAATCTACTTGAAAGTGACGCCAAGCTAATTACAGATCATTTTGCAACAGCCAAAGGCGTATTTGAGGTCTTTTTTTTACCTAGCAGCGTCTACGACGGCTTGGCGGTCTACAACAACATCCAGCCTTCTGGAACAAGCTGGCGTTATGTAGGCCCGCCCAGCGTTTCGTATCCGGCGCCTGGTGTGGTCACAGTTAGCGTACAGCTAACAGCGGTACTGAACTGACATGGCAGCGCGCTACTACACCGGTATTGATGGAGCGTTGCTGATTGGTGGCACCCGCATCGCCAAGATCACCAACTGGTCTATTTCGGCATCCTTAGAGGCACTGGAGACCACCGCCACTGGCGACGCAGCACGCAAATTTATTAACGGACGCACAAGCTATCGAGGCAACTGCACCGCGATCTACTACACGAACGACTCCGGCAACCTTGCCATGCAACCGCTGCTGGCTAGCACCTTTCGCACCACGGCAATCAGTCCTAGTCAGACTTACACAATGAAGTTCCAACTCAGCCCGACCCGTTATTTTGAAGCTGCGGTACTGATCAACGAAACATCGATTCAGGCACAAGCCGGCCAGATCGTCACAGCTAGTATCAGTTTTACGGTAACCGGCTTCCCGTCGAATACCTCCTTGGGAGAGACCTGATGAGCATCTACCTTGGGACATCCGGCGGGATCATGCTGCAGCGCCTGGCGTCCACGGCATTTACAACCGAAGTCGATGCTGGTGCAATCAACACCGGTCAGCGCCGCATCAATCTAGATTTTCCCAACAGCACGTTTTTAACCGGCGATCGTGTCTACATCGACCGCACCACAGCCGGTGACTTGGATTTTATTAACGGCTATAGCGGAAATAACGGCACCTTTTATGTCAATGTCGACCTGTTAGGCGGCTTAAAACTCTATACAACTTGGGCAGCATCCCTCAACGGAAAAGTTGCCGAAGCACTGGAACTTGTTGCTCCAGGCAGTACCTATAACATCACAATTGAAAGTCTCGGCGACAGCATCCGCGACCTGGGCCAGATTATTTCTTATGAACTGAACACTACCCGCGAGGCAGTTGATGTTACGAGTCTCGGCGATCAATTCAGCAAGAGCGTTTCGGTGTTAATTAGCGGCAGCGGATCAATAAGTTGTTTCTGGGATTTTGCGGCGTTATATGACGCCAACGGCGAAACCGAAGCTGCGCAGATGTTGCATCAGTTAGTGATGCGCCAACAGCTCGGCAGTAATTTTCGGGCTGCGCTGATCATCAAGACGCCGGAAGCTCGTTCTGAGCGCGAATCTGGTCCAGAAGATACGGAAGGTCTTTTTTACCTTGTCAATGGCGTCATCACCAATGTGGCGGTGGCTTTTTCTGCGTCAGAGCCAATCCAATCGCAAATTCAGTTCGTGACGACGGGGCAGATCGCTCTGCGCTACGGCAACCCGAGCGGCAACCTACTGCTTCAGGAGGACAGCGATGAAATCCTGTTGCAGTCGGGTGTTGGCAGCCTCCTCATTGAGGACGCATAAACTAGACGTAATGCCCGCTGTACTATGGCCGACCTGAAAATCAGTCAGCTGCCGCCATTGGTGCAGGCAGACTTGGCCGCCAACGACCTGCTGGCGATTGTCGATACCTCGGGCACAGCGACCAAAAAGATCACGCCCACCGAGCTGGTAGACGGCAGCATCGATCTGCTTTCCACTGGCTCAATACCTGTCGTCAAGCTGGCATACGGCACAGCACGCCAACTCCTGCAGACCAATGCAGCTGGTACGGCAACCGAATGGACATCAAACGTCGATATTCCAGGAACGCTAGACGTAACTGGAGCAGCAACATTTGACAATAACGTTGTAATTCAAGGCGACCTAACAGTCAATGGCACGACTACAACCATCAATACACAAACACTTACGGTCGAAGACAAAAACATTGAGCTTGGCAAAGTAACAACACCAAGCGACTTAACCGCTGACGGTGGCGGCATCACACTGCTTGGCACAACCAACAAGACGATTAACTGGGTTGATGCCACAGACGCCTGGACCTTCAGCGAGCACATCAATATCGCCAACGGCAAAGTTTTTTACATCAATGGTGTATCGGTTTTAAGCGCCACCACTCTCGGCAGCAGTGTTGTCAATTCCAGCCTGACCAGTGTTGGCACAATCGGCACTGGTGTGTGGCAAGGCAGCGTCATTGCAGCTGCGTATCTAGACGCCAGCGTCGTAACGACCAGCAGCGTTGGTGTGGTGACCAGCGCGATGATCGCCGACAACACGATTGTCAACGCGGACATCAGTGCCACTGCGGAGATCGCGGTAAGCAAGCTTGCCGATGGTGCAGCCCGTCAACTGCTGCAGACCGATGCAGCCGGCACTGGCGTGGAGTGGACAAACAATATTGATGTACCGGGCACGTTAGACGTAACTGGTACGGCGACGTTTGATGGCACGGTCAACATCAGCGACGGGACTTACTAGGCTGTAGAGGTGAATTCCGGCCCTCGGGCGTTAAGGAATGGCCCTTCAGCACCTACGCAGTAGTACCGCCAACAAGCGCCCAACACCTGGGTCAATGTCTGACGGTCAGCTTGCCATCAATACCGAATACACCAGCCCCGGTCTGTTTTTCAAAAATAGTTTGGGTGACCTTGTAAAGGTTGGCCCAGTTCATATTGGAACTACAGCCCCCAACTCAAGCCCGGCGACAGGCGGTCAATCGGGCAACAGCGTTGGTGAGCAGTGGATAGATACGAGTGGTCTCAACCCTGTTTTCAAAGTTTGGGACGGTGGCGCATGGCTTAGTGAAGTAGCGGGTGCGTCTGTCGTTGTTAGTGACAGTGCGCCGGGTAGCCCCAGTGCAGGTGATCTTTGGTACGACAGCTCAACAAGTAGTGGAGGCGGTCGTCTCTACGTCTATTACGACGATGGCAATAGCAGCCAGTGGGTCGATGCCGCGCCACAAGGTGGAGGAGGTGGAGGTACTTCGGTCACTGTTTCGGATACTGCTCCGGCATCTCCTACTGCTGGTGATCTCTGGTACGACAGCTCAACAAGTAGCGGAGGTGGCCGTACTTATGTGTATTACAACGACGGCAATAGCAGCCAGTGGGTTGACGCTGCACCGCAAGGTGGAGGAGGTGGAGCAGCTAGCCCGTGGACTACTACTGGCAGTGACATCTACTACAACACCGGCAAGGTAGGTATTGGCAGCACGTCTCCAAGTGCTGAATTAGAAGTACAAGCGGCGCTTAGCCCTGAAGTTCAAATTAGGAATACGACTACTAGCTCTTATTCTAGTCTAAATTTGGCAGAAGTAGGCGATAGTGGCACATTTGTGATCAACAGGCTTGGTTCTACCAGTGCAGCAACCGGCGGACCAAGAGCGGGTCAGATTTGGAACTCTGCAAACGCACCCATCGTATTTGGCACTAATGGTGCGGAGCGGATGAAGATTGCAAGTAATGGGTATATTTACATGTATTCAGTATACAGCAATGCTGTCGCAGGCACCTATAGAGATGTCTATGTGGAGTCGGGAGGATTTGTTGGTTATTTGTCATCCGTCCAGGCGCATAAAACAAACATTCAGCCCATTGAAGACGTTGCTTGGCTTTATTCTCTTAGCCCTGTTTCTTTTAATCGCAGGAAAAAAGATGAGGAGGGCAATTATACCGACGAATTTTACGATCAAAACGAATATGGGTTGATCGCTGAGCAAGTAGAGCCTGTAGCGCCGCAGCTCTGCTTTTACGATATAGACGAAGAAACTGAAGAAGAAACTCTTGCTGGCGTGCATTACCGTCAGTTGATAACGCCAATGCTGAAGGCTCTTCAGCAAGCAAATGAGCGCATCGAGACCCTTGAGGCCAAAGTTGCTGCTCTTGAGAGCCCCTAGTCCCCTTCACTAGTCCACTAACCCCATTGCCCTAAGACCATGGCCATCGATTTTCCCGCAAGCCCCACAGTCAACGACACCTTCACCGCGAACGGTGTTGTTTATACCTGGGACGGCACCAAATGGACTGCTGTAACCCCTGCCGGCGACAAAATCGTCGAGGGTAACACCAACGCCGAAGTCATCGATACCGGCAGTGACGGTCGGTTCATCGTGACGACAGAAGGAACAGAAAGGCTCCGCATCGACCAAAACGGAGTAGTCACGGCTAAAAATGGTGCAGTAGCTGAGATTGGTACGCTCACGGATGCCGCAACAATCACGCCAAATTTGGCCACAAAGTGTAACTTTACGGTTACATTAGGTGGGAACCGCACACTTGCTAATCCGAGCAACCAGACTGCCGGACAAAGCGGCAGTATCTTCATTGTGCAAGACGGCACGGGGTCGCGCACCTTGGCATACGGCACGGACTACGAATTTGCAGGTGGCACAGCACCAACCTTGAGCACAACGGCAAACGCGGTGGATCGTATTGATTACATCGTGCGCGCTAGCGGCAACATCCACTGCGTCTTCACCGCGAACTACTCATGAGCGTCTTCTACAACAACGCCCTAGTTGGGGCTAGCGGCCAAGGCGGCGCTTACGAAATTGAACGCAGTCTGAGGTTTAATTCAGCCGATTCGGCGTACCTGAGCCGCACGCCTGCATCAGCCGGCAACCGCAAGACGTGGACCTGGGCGGGGTGGGTGAAGGTAGCAAGTATCACAAGTAACTATCAAGTCCTATTTTCTGGCGGACCTGCATCAGCAGGAAGCAGACTTGCATTCACTCTTGTCAATAATAAACTCAACTTAAATCTTTACGGCACAGCAGAGATTCTTGTAACATCACAGATTCTGCGAGATCCTTCAGCGTGGTATCACATTGTCTTGGTCTTTGACAGCACTCAATCCACCGCGTCAGATCGAGCCAAAATTTACGTTAATGGCGCACGAGTAACCGCTTTTGCGACGTCTCCGAATATTACATTAAACACTGATTACCCTATAAACAATACAGTACTTCACGAGATTGGAAGATTTAGTAGCGGCGAAGGATATTACTTTAACGGGTATTTGGCTGATGTGTTTTTGATTGATGGCGCCGCGTTAGACCCCACCAGCTTCGGCGAGTTTGACGACAACGGTATCTGGCAACCGATTGAGTACACCGGCACCTACGGCACTAACGGTTTCCACCTTCCCTTCAGCGACAACAGCACCGCTGCTGCACTGGGAACGGACACCTCCGGCAACGGCAATACCTGGACTGTCAACAACATCAGCGTGGCTGCTGGTGCAGGCAACGATTCCCTCGTCGATTCCCCAACCAACTACGGCACCGACACAGGCGCTGGTGGTGAGGTGAGGGGTAACTACTGCACTTGGAATCCGCTTTCAAACTCTGCAGGAAGTTTAAGTAACGGTAATCTTCAACTGAACGGAACATCTAGCGGATTCGCTCGCTGCAATGCCTCTATAGCTGTTTCAAGCGGTAAATGGTATTTTGAAAATACGCTTACAGCGGTAGGCACCGATAAATTCACTACGATAGGCGTTGCCCAAGGAGATATAACGAGTCAATACCCAGGACAGGACGCTCTTTCGTACGCATATACCTGCGAAAATGGCAACAAAATTAACAACAACAGTCAACCGGCGTACGGCCCCACACTGACTGCCGGAGACATACTGATGGTTGCCTTTGATTTAGACAATAACAAACTTTTCTTTGGCAAAAACGGTACGTGGATGGCCTCAAGTGATCCAACCACTGGCGCCAATCCCGCTTTTTCGCTCACAAGCGGAACCTACAAACCGATTGCTAGGCCATATGACGCCGGCGCCGTAATCAACAGCAACTTCGGCCAACGCCCCTTCGCCTACACCGCCCCCAGCGGCTTCAAGGCACTCTGCACAACGAACCTGCCCGAGCCGACGATTGCTGACGGCAGCACGGCGATGGATGCGGTGCTTTACCTTGGGGATCAAAACGGACAGACAATCAATGTTGGATTTGAATCAAGTCTACTCTGGGGTAAGCAAAGAAATGATGCAGACAGATGGTTTATTGCTGATACAGTTAGAGGTAAAAAAACGACCGGATATTATCTCCTGAGTTCACACTTAACAACGGCAGACACAAACAGTGCTCCGCCTGATGGTATTACTGATATTTCAAGTACAGGATTTACATTAGGCGCAAACACGTCTAACGATTATGGCGGATGGTCTCTTGAAATCAATCAGACCAACGGACCTTATGTGGCATACTGCTGGGACGCCGGCAGCAGCACCGTCACCAACAACGACGGCAGCATCTCATCGCAGGTGAGGGCTAATCCCAGTGCGGGGTTCTCGATTGTTACTTACACGGGAACGGGTTCAGCAGCAACTGTTGGGCACGGACTTGGGGTTAAGCCTGCTCTAGTTATTGCAAAAGGTAGAGAGGTTAATCAAAACTGGTTGGTTTGGCATCAAGGCTTAAGCGGAGAATCCTACTATTTGCATCTGGAAACAACGGGCGCTCAAACACAAAATAGTGCATTCTTTAGTGCTTTCTCTAGCACAACATTTAGCTTAGGCACTTCTGCACACATCAACTCAAATGGTTTAAGCAACGTCGCCTACTGCTTCTCTGCAGTCGCGGGCTACAGCGCCTTTGGTTCCTACACCGGCAACGGCAGCGCAGATGGTCCGTTTGT